CTGCGCAAGTCCACGATGACCGACCTCGAGAAGGCCGTTGCCGAGGCCCACGCGAAGGGCCGCGCTGAAGGCGCCGCGGAGGCCGGGTCGAAGCTCGTCGCCGCCGAGCTGCGCGCCGCCCTGGCGGGCCGCAACGTCGACGTCGACGCGCTCCTCGAAGGAGTCAACCAGTCCCGGTTCATCGGCGACGACGGCGACCCCGACCGGGAAGCGATCGGCAAGTGGGTGGATCGCATCGCCCCCATCCCCGAGCAGCCGGAGAACCCTCTCGCCGCCGTGCTCGACCTGGGGCAGGGGCAGCGCAGCGGGTCAGCGATGGCGCTCAACGGGGACCCGCTCGAGCGGGCCCTCAAGTCGAAGCTCGGCATCACCTGAGCACCCTTCCGTAAGGAGAACCTGTCATGGCGATTTCCGCCGCAACCGTCACCGGCGACTTCTCCGGCTTCCTGCCGGCGAACATCGCTGCCCCCATCTTCGAACGTGCCGCCCGCATGTCGGTCGTGCAACGCGTCGCCCCTCAGATCCCGCTCGGCGCGAACGGCGAATCGATCCCGGTCGTCACCGGACGCATGTCGGCCGGCTGGGTCGCTGAGGCCGCAGCCAAGCCGGCGTCGTCCGGGTCGATGACGCTGAAGACGATGACCCCGCAGAAGCTCGCCGCCATCGCGGTCGTCTCGGCGGAGGTCGTGCGCGCCAACCCCGGCAACTACATGAACCTGCTCCGCCCGCAGATCGCGGAGGCGTTCGCCGTCGCGTTCGACTACGCGGCGCTGTACGACGCCGGCCCCGACGGCACCCCCTCCGGTGGCCCGTTCTCGACGAACCTCGCCGCGACGACGAAGGACGTCGAGTTCGGCACGTCGGCGCAAAACACCGGCGGCGTCCACAACGATCTCGTCGACGCTCTGAAGCTCCTCGTGCAGGACAGCGACGCGGTCGGTCGCCGCTACCGGCTCACCGGCTGGGTGCTCGACCCGAAGGTGGAGGGCATCCTCCTCGACGCCGTCGACACGACCGGCCGCCCGATTTGGACGGCGATGGAGACCCCCGACGGGACGGTCAACATCGGCGCCGGTGTGCAGAACGGTCGGCTGCTCGGTCGGCCCGCCGCGATGGGCGAGCTGTCGTACGGGATCACGTGCGGGTTCGGCGGCGACTTCTCGCAGTGCGCGTGGGGTGTCGTCGGAGGCATCAGCTACGACGTGTCGACCGAGGCGACCGTGACGATCAACGGGTCGCTCACGTCGCTGTGGGAGAACAACCTCGTCGCGATTCGGGCGGAGGCCGAGTACGGCTGGCTCGTGAACGACGTCGACGCGTTCGTGCAGTTGACGGACATCCAGACGTCCTGAACCAAGAGACCCCGGACCGGTCCAGGCTGGTCCGGGGTCACCTGCTGTTGGAGGTGGCATGTGGCTGCTCTCGCGACCATCGTCGATCTTCAGCAGCGGGTCGCCATCGACCTGAACGACGGGACCGTGAAGGCCCGCGCCGTCGCCCTGTTGGACGACGCGTCGGCGGCGGTGCGTGCCGCAGCCGGTGGTCAGGTCATCTCGTCGGTGGCGAACGACTCGGTGAAGATCGTTCCACAGTGCGGCATCGTCCGCCTCCCGCAGATCCCGGTGACGGCTGTGGATTCGGTTGTGGACAAGGACGCTGCGGCGCTCGACTTCACCTGGTATCAGGTTGACGGCGGCGGGACCGAGATCACGCTCACGTCGGCTGAGGTGTACCGGTTTGACTACGAGTACCCGTGGCGCACCCCGCTGGCTCCGGTCACCGTCGTCTATGACCACGGCTACGACCCGGTCCCGGACGACATCGTCGCCCTGGTGTGTCAGGTGGCGGCGCGGGCGTTGGGTCGGCCACCGGAGACGTCCGGGTTGACGCAGGAGACGATCGGCGCCTACTCGTACAGCATCGGTGTCGCCGCCGCGGCTGGCGGGCTCGGGTTGCTCGACTCGGAGAAGGTGATCGCCCGCCGCTACGCCAACCCGGTCCGACCGGCTCGCCAGATCCGCGTCGGATGATCACCCTTCCGCACACGGTGACCGTGCAACGCGCGTCGTCGTCGTCCGACCGGTACGGCAACAGCGAACCGGACTGGTCGGCGCCGTCCGAGGCGGAGGTGCGGGCGTTCGTGCAGCAGCGGACCCTGCCCGGTGAGCAGCACGCCGACGGCCGCCAGGTCGTGGTCACTGGCTGGGTGGCGTTCATGGATCCGGCCACTGCGATCGCCGCCGGCGACCGGGTCGTGTGGGACGGGCGGACGTTCGAGGTCGACGGTGTCCCTGGGTCGATGTGGACGACGACCGCCGCTCATCACCTCGAGGTCGCGCTGCGCACCGTCGACGGCTGACCCCTCTGGAGCCTCGCCATGTTGAACGTCGCCCTGATCGGCAACCACTCCGTGCCCCATTCGACCGAGACACACCTGGCGAACGCTTGGGAAGCCAACGGCCACGACGTGGCCCGCATCCAAGAGGCGCCGTCGGCGTGGCGACACATGGCCGAACGGATCCCCGACGACGTCCAGCTCGTGCAGTGGGTAACCACCTACGACTACGCGCCGCCCGTCACCTACGACGACCAGCGCCGCTTCCTGAAAGAGATCCGAAACCGCGGCGTCCCGATCATCGGCACCCATCTGGATCGCTGGTGGGGATTGGATCGGGAGCATCGCATCCGCGAGTCGCCGTTCTTCACCGTCGATCTGCTGGCGACGGCCGACGGCGGACACAACGCACAATGGGCCGAAGTCGGGATCGAGCACGTGTGGATGCCGCCCGGCGTCTCAGAGGCCGAGTGCGAACCCGGCACGTTCCGCGAGGACTTCTCTTCCGACGTCGCGTTCGTCGGATCGTGGCAGGGCCACTATCACCGCGAATGGCCCCACCGCGGGCAGCTCGTCCGGTGGCTGCGTGAGACGTACGGCACCCGCTGCCGGTTCTGGCCAGCCAAGGGGCAGCCAGCTGTTCGAGGCGAGGCGCTGCGCGACCTGTACGCGACGGTGAAGGTGCTCGTCGGCGACTCCTGTCTCGCCGGCGGCCAGACCAGGTACGCAAGTGATCGGATCCCGGAGACGCTCGGACGTGGCGGGTTCCTCATCCACCCGCACGTCGAAGGTGTCACCGACGGCCGCCTCTACAGCGACGGGCAGCATCTGCTGACGTGGCACGTCGGTGACTGGTCGAGCCTGCGTGACCTGATCGACGGGTCGCTCCGCTACGACTCCACACGAGAGCGGGTCGCCGAGCTCGGCCGCCGCCATGTGCTCGCCGGCCACACGTACGAGGTGAGGATGCGTCAGCTCGTCGCCGTCCTCGAGCAGCGGGGCATGCTGTGAAACCCGCCGTCGTGAACGGCCGGTGGCGGCTGATCCTGCCGGACAGCATCGCCGACTGGGATGCGATCTCCCGCTGGGAAGTCGAACGGTTCGCGTCGATGGAGCACCATCTCCGGCACGGGATGACCCTGTTCGACGTCGGCGCCGAGCACGGCTGGATCTCCGCGATCTACGCATCGTTCGTCGGCGCCGAGCACATGGTGCTGATCGAACCGACCGGGCCGCTGTGGGGCAACATCCGGCTCACGTGGGAGCACAACGCTCTGGCGGCGCCGCTCGCCACCGTCCGGTCGCTGGTCGGGCACGCCGGCCAGTGGGGTGCCGGCGAAGCCGAGATCAACGTCGGTGGGTGGCCTGACTGTTCGATCGGCGGCGAATGGGGCGCCATGTCATACACGTACCTGCACGAACCGAAGCACCTGACCGAATGTCCGGTGACGACCATCGATCGGCTGGCCCGGACGGCGATGCCGGACGCGATCACGATCGACGTCGAAGGTGCCGAGCTTGACGTGCTGCGCGGCGCAGACATGGTGCTGCGGATGCGTCGCCCGCTGGTGTGGGTGTCGATTCACCCGGATCTGATGGCCCGCGACTACGCCGCCACCCCGGAAGAGCTGCTCGCCTACATGGCGGAGCGTGGCTACGACGGGGAGCATCTCGGCACTGACCACGAGCAGCATTGGCTCTTCTCGCCGTGCTGACCGGGCTCGATTGGTGGCGCAGTCTCGAAGGTGACGCCATCGACGACAACACGGCAGGGGTCCCGCCATACGACGTCGACCGGGTCGCCGAGATCGTGACCAACAAGCTCGAGGTGCGCGAAGGCCCGGTGCTGGACTTCGGGTGCGGTACCGGTCGTCTCACGGCCGCCGTAGCGCGGTTGCGGCCCGGCTTCGACATTCGCGGCGTGGAACCCGCTGACGCGATCCGGGCCAGGTTCATCGAGCGTCTAGTTCCTGCTGTGGTGGATCCGGTCATCCCGGACGTGTGGTTCGTCGGCGCCTACACCGTCACCGTGCTCCAACACCTCACCCACGGCGAAGGGGCGGTGGCGATCAAGTCGATCGGGCAGCGTCTCGTCCCCGGTGCACGGCTAGTAGCCCAGTACGTCGAAGGTGACGAGCACGGCCCGACGTCGCACCAGGTCAACCGTGACGTCGTATTCGACTGGTGTCACGCCGCCCGGCTCGCACCGATCACCCACCTCCTCAACGACTGCTACAGCGAATGGCGTTGGATCGTCGCGGTGAAGCGATGATCCCGGTCCGCTGGCTCGACGCTCATCCGCTCTGCTGGGACCAGGCCCTCCTCGACGAGATGCTCCCGGCTGAGACGCCCCGCCAGACGGTCGTCGTCCCGGCCCGCTACCACACCCCCGGCGACGTCGACCCGGCGGACGTGGCGATCCTCACGTCGGACGAGGAATCAATCTTCCCGTGGCGCGAGCTGCGCGCTCCGCTCGTGTGGATCCAGACCCCCCGACCCGACATCCACGCCGGCCATGACCGGTTCTGGCCGCTCGGCTGGCCGGCCGACACCAGGGCGCTGCTCGGCCAGCTGCAGGGCGACGGACCCGTCGACCCGACGGGGGACTGGTGGTTCGCCGGTCAGGTCAACCACCGCCGCCGCCAAGAGGCCGTCGCGGCGATGCGGGCCGTCGACCCGGCGAACGTCGTCGAAACGCCCGGCTTCACCCAAGGCGCGGCCAGAGACCGCTACTTGGCCACGTTGGCGGCGGTCAAGGCCGCGCCGTGCCCGTCCGGGCCGAAGACGCCGGACACGTTCCGGGTGTGGGAGGCGCTCGAGGCCGGAGTGGTGCCGATCGCCGACGGCCGATGCCCGGCCGGAGTCGATGGCTACTGGC